TTTTTTTTTTTTTTTTTTTTTTTTAAAAAGGGTGTTCCACATGCGAACTTGCCCCACCGCCGGAGCAAGAACACTGACTCAAATGCCTAACGGTATTGCGGAGGCATCGTCGCTACATGCTTCATTCTATTAAACACGTCGCACTCTAAGAGCGGATGACAATTGCAGACTTAATCGAATCGCGTAAAGAAGGAACCGAAAAGCATATCAGCGCAAAGAACTAGCAAACAAAAGAATTAGATGACACCAGAAGCCCTACCAACCTCAGCTGCCCTGCCCGATGCTAACAGAAGCGCGCCGTTGCCGATGGCAGTGTAGCGCACTTCGCTGGGGAGCCCATCCTCGAGCACCCGAACAGGAACAAAATATGGATGGTAGAGCCGGCTACCAGGAGGGCGGACAACATAAACTCGCCGGTCGGGAGTCGCGTCAAGGCGGAAGCTGCCCCCGAGGAAGTAAACCTTCCTCGCGACGGAATCCAACGCACGCAGGCTCTGGCGGACGGCGGGCGCCCCCGCTCCATCCACCGCCGCTCTCCGCTGTGCGCCGTCCCACTTCCACGAACCCTGAACACCGAACCCCACGCCCTCGGTCTCGTTGCCCCCGCCCAAAAGAACCCCGCTCTCGAGACACTCGTAGTTCCCGTACGGCATGCACGTGTCGGAAAACACGTGCGGCCACACCCCGGCCCGATAGGCCGGGGGAAAACGCGAAACCACCTTAGCGCCGACAAGGGCATCCTTCAGGTCCGCCAAGGAATTCCCAGACTCATACAACGTCCGATGAGTCAAGAGGTGCACGTCCGCCGCGTACTTGGTAAAGGCAGGACGGAGGAGGCGCCGATCGAGCTTAGGCACGATACGATCGTGCCGCAGAACTGACAAGCCGATCAGCGCCGGCCACCATCCGTCAAGGTTGAGCCTCGGCATGATAAGGCTCGTTGCGTGGGCCACTGTCCCATACACGGTCCGCGTCGCACCAGCCCGGGTGCGCACGCTGTAATCGCGCATCTCCTCACGCACTTGCCCGCCGTGCCTCAAAAAACAAGAGGCCAACCTTACCCAAGCGTTCGCAACAGCGTACGCCTCCCTCGGGTCATCCACCTCCATCGCGGGGGGATCCCACGCCCACTCGAACAACTGCCGCCCGTGGTTAGAAACCACCAACAACCCCGCAGGGCTCGCATCCGCAGTCCTGAAATGCGGAGGGGCCCGCCCAGCGCCGCCGGGCCCCCTATCATCAATGCCCGGCGCCAACGTCGCGCCGACCAAGTCCGCATCGCCGGGTGAAGGCACCACAGGTGCAGCCCAGACTCTGCCCCCGCAGCCGCCCGGAACCACACCTCCAAAACCGCCGTCATACCCCGCTGCTGGATCCGGCAGCGGGCCGGGGTGGTCCTTCACCACATTGCGCGCCGGGACAGCCAAGCGTCCCGACGTCCCATCCTCCCTGCGAACGCTCACCCTATCGGACGTGAAAGCCGTCCCGATATCCCGCTCACCCCCTCCACCCTGATACGCTGGTGCGCAGTACGCACGATTCGCAACAGCAGCGGCGCGCGCGGCGTCTAGATAGACCCGCTGCCCGTACGCCTCCACCATCCGACGCAGCACGGCCGATAGTGAGGACACTGAAAGCGCGTCCCCCCCAAAGGCCACATTCCACCCGCGATCACGCTCACCAATGAGCAGGTAGTTTGACCACCCGCCAGGCCATCTCCACAATGCGCCGGCGGGCATCACCCCATCGCGGGGGAGCGGATTACCGTTCACTCCCTCGTCACCACCAGGATCGCCGTCGGCGTAACCCCACCTGTACGCCGCGGGCCCACCCTCCACCATCAGCGAGACCAACGCCGCCACTTCCTCCTCCGTCCAATCTGACGGGATATACAGCCATGCATGCTGCGGATGTCGCGCACTCGCGACATCAAAGTCATCACGCGCGGCGTGCCGCACGTCAAGACCAACATCAGGCGGTCCTCCAACATCCCAACCTGACTGCAACATCTCCAGGGCTGCAATAACCCGCGCCATGATGGCCTGCACGCTAGCCTTGGGTGCCATCAACATGTCCGTCCCCAAAATGGCACCCGCGTTAGCGGCAGCAGACCCGGCCCTCCGAAGGGTGGTCGCCGAACCCTTCAACACATTGCCCGGAAAATTGGCCATTCCCAAATCTGCGGGCGAACAGAAAGCGGTGACCGGCTCCACGATGTCAACACCTCGCACGGAGTAAGGTTCAGACCGCGGGACATAGTCCACAGCAGTCGGCGCCACCTCCCGCGAAAGGTCATCGGCAGAGCCAGTCGCAACTGACGCCCAAGCCGTTCCCGGATCAACGTGATCAGGAGCATCGAACGGGTCCTCAGGGAACCGCTCGTGCTCGGCGAACACGTCGCTCGTCTCACCCAAACCTCCGAAATCCCCCCAATCACCACGTGTCATCAACTCAATCGCAGCAAGCTGCGCCGCACGATACGCCTCAGCACTTCCAAACGTCGCCATCTCTCGCAAGGTCAAAGACTTATGTGTATCTAGTGATACGATTGCTTTAAGCCCCCCGCA